ATACACAAGCTATTTCAATGTTCAATCGTGAGCATGAAGTATCACAGTGGATTGAAAGCAAGCCATTCAAAGAGTTGGTGGCTGCATAATGCAAGAAGCTAATGGTGTTAAAGGTTTTTCTGCTAAGAGAAAGGGTGACATAACTGAAATGGAGTTATGCACCCAATTCTTAAAAGAAGGATATGAAGTATATAAAAACGTAAGTTGTACAGGTCTTATTGACATAATAGTATTAGACACTACAACTAATACGTTTAAATACTACGATAGTAAAACAGGCTCATTAAGTACTAAAAAGGATGGTACTACAGTTTTGTATACTATGAAAACAACTGAGAAACAAAAAGAATTAGGTGTTGAAATAGCAACATTACATGATGGTGTTATACACACAAACAAAAATAGCATAGGAGTATTAGTTTAATGAAACTTACAAAGTTAGTACAGGATTACTTTTCTTCCTACGATTTCAAGGACTTACGGGATGTATCTGCTAAACGCTATGAATACTATGCTCGTCAATTTATTGACACCACTGTTAGTGATGTTAAGTTCTCTAGTCTTAAAGTAAGTGACCTGACTACTCGCTTGGCTAAAGAAGCATACAACCTATGGTGTGAAAAGGGTGTTACTACAGCTAATCACACCTTGGCTGTTGCTAGAATAATTTTCAACCATGGAGTGAGAATGGAGATATGCAATGTCAACCCATTCTCTTCCGTGCGTAGGAGAGCCGTACAGCCTCGTAAGGTAGTTTGGAGTAGGGAATATGTCAGGCAGTTCTTAGATACAGCCTACAGCGATTATAACAGCCGTAACATAGGTCTTATCGCACACATGGCATATGAATGGTGTCAGCGTCTTGGTGATATGCGTATGTTAAAATTTAACAACATTGATTTTGATGAACACGTTGTACATATAGAGCAGTCAAAACGTAGGGCAGATGTTCATTTACCTATTGAAGATGATTTATATAGTATGCTTGTACAACAAAATGATGAGTTTGGATTTCAGGAGTATGTTGCACCAAGACCTAAACCTGTAAAAGGTGAGTACATACCCTATTCCTTATACAAATTACCATTACACGCACGTGTTATTATGGATAATGCAGGTCTGCCATCTGAGTTACGTCTTTCTGATTTACGTAGAACAGGTACAACTGAGATGGTAGAAGCAGGTGTCGGTATGGCACAAATTATGTCGGTTACAGGACATGCTAATCCACAAAGTGTAAAACCATATATGAAAAATACTTTGTTTAGTGCAAATTATGCCTTGACAGAACGAAAAAAGCATGATAAAAGCATCTTAACTGCCAAACAGAAAAAGTGATATATAATATTATGTATAATAACACTATAAGTGATATAATAAGTGATTTAAACTTACCTATAGGACACAGTAAAAGAATGAATTGTCCTATTTGTAAAGGTATAAATACTTTTTCTGTAACTAATAATATGGGAAGACTGTTATGGAATTGTTACAAAGTTTCTTGTACAGTTAGTGGTAAGAGTAAGGTGAAAATGTCAGCAGAAGATATTAGAAATACTTTCAATGAAAAAAAAGTAACTAGTAATGACTTTTTTCTACCTGATTCTTGTGTAAAAGTACGAGATAAAAAAATAGTTCTTGACTTTTTACATAAATGGGGGTTAATATCATTTTTAAATAATTTACTTTTTGACGTAAAAGAGAGTAGATTAGTTTTTCCTGTCTTACACCACAATAAGATTGTTGACGCTACGGGTAGGGCATTAACATCTTCGCTCCCAAAGTGGAAAAGATATGGAAATAGTGGCATCCCGTTTTCGTCTGGTTTTGGGGATGTTGCTGTCGTAGTTGAGGACTGTGTGAGTGCCAGTGTTGTTGGTACACTTGGTAATTTTGTCGGGGTCGCTGTCTTAGGTACTTCTCTCCTGCCTTCGCACAGAGATTATCTCACGCAGTTCTCAACGGCTGTAATAGCACTTGACCCTGACGCACTACCTAAAACACTAAGCATGGCAAAAGAACTGAGAGGTTATGTAAATAAAGTTCTTGTGCTTCGTTTGGAAGATGATTTAAAATACCAGAATAAAACAGACATTAAAAACCTTATAGACATTGGAGAAAAATAATGGAATTATCGTTGATACGAAGTCTGATGCAAAAAGACTTCTACGACAATCATCGTGGTGCTAGATGCCCAGATAGATTGTTTAGTAAAGACGTGCGTAAGATTAAGGCTATGATTGATAAGGCTATGCGTACTTACGAAAGAGATGTAACACCAGATGAGATAGAAGCATTGTTTATGTCATCTAACCCTACATTCACTACAGCACAGAAACAGGCTTACAGTAGTTTGTTTGTACAAGTAAAGAAAGAACAACCTATGGGTAGTGACATTGCTCAAGAAGTTCTATCTAAGTTGTTTCAGCAAGTAGTTGGTGAGGATATTGCTAATCTAGGATTTGATTATGTTAATGGTGAGAAATCTAACCTTGAACCACTACGACATATACTTGAGCAGTATGGTGATGACTTCACACCTAACCTAAACGTGGAGTGGGATGACATAGAGATTGACACACTACTATCACGTAACGACTTGGAAGCACGTTGGACATTCAACATACCTAGCCTTACACGTAAGATTGAAGGTGTTAATTCAGGACACTTGATTGAGATAGGTGCTAGACCAAATACAGGTAAGACATCTTTCCACGCAAGTTTAATTGCCGCACCACAAGGTTTTGCACATCAGGGTGCTAACTGTATTATCTTATGTAATGAAGAAGGTTATCATCGTGTTGCCGCACGTTACCTCACTGCCGCTACTGGTATGGATATGATGCAGATAAAGCAGAACCCTTCTAAAGCACGTGACTTATACGCACCTGTTAAAGAACGCATTAAGATTAAAGATGCAACAGGACGTGACATGGCTTGGGTAGAAAGTATATGCAAGTCATATAAGCCTGATATAGTCATCTTAGATATGGGTGATAAGTTTGCTAGGACAGGTGGCTTTGCACGTCCTGACGAGGCTCTAAAAGCTAATGCAGTACACGCTAGACAGATAGCTAAAGAGCATGAATGTGCAATGTTTTATATGTCACAATTATCTGCGGATGCTGAAGGTAAGGTGCTACTAAATCAATCAATGATGGAAGGGTCACGTACAGGTAAAGCAGCCGAAGCAGACTTAATGGTTTTGATTGCTAAGAACCCTGTAGTAGATGGGCAAGATGAGGAAGATACACAACGTCACTTGAATGTAGTTAAAAATAAACTATCTGGATGGCATGGTGTTGTACACTGTGAATTGTTGTATAAGACAGCGAGGTATGAAGCGTAGACATGGAAAAATATACAAAAGATATGATACCAGACTTTAAAGAAGATATTGCATATTACGTTAAAGATATGAAAAGAATTTTAAAGAATGCACCAAAAGAAAATAAAATAAACTGGTTAAGTTACCACAAATTTTTTGAGTTAGACCGAAAAGTGGAAAGGCTACATACTCTTTGCATTTTACTTGAATTAAATTTAGATGTTGAGGTATGGGGTCAGAAGAATTTTGGAGAAGTACTTATAAATAAAACTTATAAATTTAACTTAGTAAAAAAGTATTTTGAAGCACAATACAATGTAAAAAATGGTCCTATAAAAGAAAAGATGCTTAAAAATTATATCATGGATGCCATTGAAGATACAAAACACCCCCTTGATAGGCAACCTTTATAATGCAAGGTGAACTGTTTGATATAGTTGAACAAATATGTGAAGATGGAATTGTTTGTATAAAGTGCGACATATTACAACCCATTGAAAACTTTCAAAAAATGAACTATACTAAAACTAAGAATGCAGAGATAAAGCGCACGTGTAAGTCTTGTGCTTCTGGTAATAAAAAAGTAATAGAAGAACTAAGACTAACGAATCCATACCCATATAAAGACTACTCTTGTGCTATATGTGAAAGAACTATAGAAGAGGTGAATAAACATAATCAGAAGCTACTAGGAACATGGGTACTTGACCACTGCCATGATACAAATACCTTCAGAGGTTATTTATGTAAGCATTGTAATACTGGTTTGGGTGGGTTCAAAGATAGCTTAGACACAGTAAAAAAAGCGGTGCGTTATCTTGAAAAACATAAGGAGAGATTAAATGAAACTAACACTTGATGTTGAAAACACCGTTACTGAGCGTGATGGTAAAATGCATCTTGACCCTTTTGAATCAGGTAATTCACTTACTATGGTAGGTATGTTATCAGATACTGGTGAGGAAAGAATTGTTACTTTTGACCACAGTGAAGTTGAACCAGATTTAAATGGGCATGATACTGTACAAGAGTGGCTTGATAAGGCTACTGTTCTTATAGGACACAACATTGCTTATGATTTAGTTTGGTTGTGGGAATCAGGTTTTAAATATGACGGTGCTGTATTTGATACTATGCTTGCTGAGTATGTTATACAACGTGGAGTTAAGTTACCTCTATCGTTGGAGCAGTGTGCAGAAAGATATGAATTAGAAACTAAAAAGCAGGATACTCTTAAAGCATATTTCAAAGCAGGATACTCTACACGAAACATACCACATGATGAGTTGTCAGATTACTTGAGTGCAGATTTACATGCTACACAACAGCTATCAGATAAACTTAATATTAAGCTAAATACTAAAGAGCATTCTAGCTTGATGAATACAGTTATTCTTACAAATGAGTTATCTGTTTGTCTAGCTAAAATATATCAAAGGGGTATGGCAGTTGATTTAAAAGGACTAGATACTGTTCGTCAAGAGTTTCAGACAGAGAAGAGTAATCTTCTTACTGATTTAGATAAGCATGTTAAGAACCTGATGGGTGATACACCTATTAATCTAAATAGCCCAGAGCAGTTAGGTTGGGTTATCTATGGTAGAAAGGTTTTAGACAAAACTGAATGGGCAAATCGTATTGACCCATACATGAGTGATTCTGATTTCCGTACTGCAATTAATATTGGAACAGAGCAGTTGTATAAAACAAAAGCAGTTCAGTGTCCTGACTGTGAAGGAAAAGGCTTTGTACATAAAATAAAAAAGAATGGTACACCATATGCTAAAGCTACATCCTGTAAAACCTGTAATAAGTTAGGGTATCTTTTCAGACCTACAGAAGAAAAAGCAGGGTTAAGATTTAAACCACCTACACCTAAATGGGCTAGTGCCAATGGTTTTAGTACTAGTAAAGCTAACCTTGCTCTGTTGCAGAGTGCCGCTAAAAGTAAAGGCATGGATGATGCATCAGATTTTCTTGGGAAGGTTATTCGTCTAAGCGCATTAGATACCTATCTCTCATCTTTTGTTGAGGGTATACAAACTTACACAAAAGAAGATGGTAAGTTACACGTTAGTTTGATGCAACACAGAACTTCAACAGGTAGGCTATCAGGGGCTAATCCTAATATGCAAAACATGCCAAGAGGTGGTACGTTTCCTGTTAAAAGAGTGTTTGTATCAAGATTTGAAAATGGTAAAATAATGGAAGCTGACTTTGCACAACTAGAGTTTCGTGTAGCGGCATTCCTATCACAAGATGGAGTAGCAATTGAAGAAGTTAAAACAGGTTTTGATGTTCATAGTTACACTGCCCAAGTTATTAGTGACGCAGGGCAGAAGACTAATCGCCAAGAAGCAAAAGCACATACATTCGCGCCACTTTACGGAGCAACGGGATTTGGACGCACGGCTGCTGAAGCTACATATTATGAACACTTCAATGAAAAGTACAAAGGAGTATCACTATGGCACTCCCGATTGGCTAAAGAGGCTGTCACCACGCAGAAAATAAAAACACCATCAGGTCGTGAGTTTTCGTTTCCTGACATATCACGAAGAGCAAATGGTTCTGTATCCCACTTTACAATGATAAAGAATTATCCTGTACAATCTTTTGCTACAGCAGATATAGTGCCTATTGTTTTACTACACATTGAGAAGTATTTAGCAAACATGAAATCATGTATTGTTAATTCAGTACATGACAGTTTAGTTATTGATATACATCCAGAAGAGGAGAAGCAAGTTTTATATATAATAAATGAAACAAACAAAGAGTTACCTAATCTAATTAAACTTAGATGGGGAATAGAGTTTAATGTACCATTACTATTAGAATCAAAAATAGGTAAAAATTGGCTTGACACGAAGGATGTAAGCTGATATAACTACCATTCTATTTTCAGAAAAGGAAAGATAAAAGATGAGTAACATCACAACTATTAATACAGCTAATTATGCTGACATGGCAAAAGCAATGGGTGTATCAGTAACTACTACTGCAACACCTGAAGAAAGATTATCTTTGCCAAGACTACGAATATCCCACCAACCTGTAATGGGTATAAAGAGCATTGATGGTGAAGACATTAATGTTGAAGTTGTAAAAGGTGGTGCATTTAGACTAGAAGGTGGCACGTTTAAGTTAGAGGGCGATAACAATACTATTTATAGTACATCCATAACTATAAGACCTTTCTTACAGAGATACATGTATAAAAGATTTATTAAGGGTACAGATACTATTCCTAATAAATATGTAAAAACCATCATGGCTGATAATTTA